TTGCACTCGCTGGTGATTTAGTTGGAAAGCTAAACACTGTCGTTGCATCAGGCTTCATCACATCAGGTTCAGATGGTATTCCTGAGTCCTTTAAGAACTGTGTCAGAGGGTCTTTGTTGTCGCCTCGAACTGTTCTGATGTAATAGTCTGAATGCCGTGCATGGATACCACTAGCACTATCAACTAACTGACTGACTGTACCAGAAGGTTTGACACAGGTGATAGCAGCAGACGCCTCAATACCAAGACGAAGCGAATAGTCTTCATTTACATCAATGGCTACCTGCTTCATCTCAGCAAGCCACTTAGGACTGTCTATGTTCTTACCAAGCACAGGATGATCCATGATGCCTGTTAGGGACACACCAAGCAGTCGTTCATCTGATGTGTTCTTAGTCCAGATAGGTCTGAGGTATGGCATTTTAGTAAAGGTTGATTGAATTGTACCAAGTATAGTTGCCAGTCTTACTTTACGTTTTAGTGACTTTAGGTCGTCTGTTTCTCGAACTACAACTTCCGTCAGATTACAGAACTGGTTGCTTCTCAGGATAATCTCACTGCAAGGGTTAGTTCCCCATGCATATCCTGTCTCGCGTCTACCGTTCTTAGCTACATGGGCTTCGGCTGCTACACGGCTGAAGATGCCACGCTCACCGGACTTGGATTCGACCAAGGCAAGCCACTCACGCAAGAAGGTCTCACTGTCAGGCTTCTCTGTGTAACAAGCTGAGTTATTAGCTAAGGCTCGTTGTGGTTCGTTCTCCCACCAACTTCCTGACTTAGCATGTGACATACGTGTGTCGCTAAGGTTAGACAGGCTGATCATGGCTGATCGTCTGACACCACCGACAACCACGACTTCACCAATCTTACACATGATGTCATGGCACTCGATGCTGTTGAGCTTTCGCCCCAATGCACCTTTGAACTTGGCTACAACGAAATTAAACAGGTCGTTCAATGGCTCTGGTCCACTGGCTCTGCCACCAAATGTCTTGAGGCGGCTACCAGCAGGTCTGATCTTGTCTAAGTCCCACTTAGGTATGTCACCAGTATAGAGGAGACTGATGAGCTTCCTGAGAGCTTTAGCCCAGCCTTCTTTGCTGTCTTGTACGACAATGACATCCTCAGACTGACCAATGGTGTTTGGTATCTCAGGTAACTGACTGATCGCCTGACGCTCTACTGAGAAGCCTACACCAGTACCACAAAGCAAGATGAACATGGCTTCATCAAAAGCCCTTGGGTGATCGACAGCAACATATGAACAGTTATAGATGCAGGTGTTGTCACGATCTGCTGCTACACCTGCTGTCATCAAAGCCCTCATCGAAGGCATTACTTCTAAGCCTAGGATCGCCTGTTCGAGTTCTTTCCATTCCTCATCTTTGAGGCTGTATGGGATATGGTATTGTAAATAATCTATGTAACGATGAACAGTCTCATCCCATGTTTCGCGGCGGCCCTTCTCCTCAATCCACCTAGCATAACGTGATGTTGCAATGAATGTTTGGTAGTCGGTAGGTAGATAATTACTGATCACTTGGGTTTCTCCCGGAAAGTTGGTTCAAGCGCATCTCGCAGTAACGAATGGCTTTGTTGATATCGTTGATTTCGGATTGGATAGGATCTTGCCCGGGATACAATTTAGTACCCGCCCGGGCCACATACTTGATGACGTTACCAGCCCAAAAAGAAAGCCTGTTGGACATAATGAAATCCACAGGCTGATTGGTGTGTTGGGCGTAATGTAGTGGGGCCTTTATGAGGTCTGGCTCTTTGACGATATCCTGGATCTCATTGACCTTGTCTTTCATCCATTGCTCATGCCGCTTCATGACTTTTGGTCTCCCCAGTAAATAGGATTGGCTTAAAGTCCTGGGCGTCCCAGTCAGTCCACCTAAGGATCCTGGCAAGCCTTGCCTGGACCAGGGCGTCTTCACGTGTCTGCCCGGCTTTGATGTAGGCCTGTTCGACCAAAGACCACACTGGACGGCTGCCTAAGAGCTTCTCAGCTGTCTTAGGCCCATAACCTTTGAGGCCTGGGTAACCGTCAGTCGTGTCGCCGGTCAGCGTTTGCATCAGGAAGTTGTAGTCAGCTTCAGCCTCAGTGATGGTCATAAGCTCATCGGACATAGGCCGGTATAGTCTGCCCGGGACTGTCTTTAGGTCCTTGTCATCACTGACCATGATTGCCTGGTCCTGGTTAGGCGGCATCGTAGCGAAGATGCCCAGGACGTCATCAGCCTCGAGACCAGGCAGCGTGATGCAATCATACTTACCCCTGGCCCACTCAACCATGGCAGGGTATCCCAGGGGCTTCCTGGTCTTCTTCCTGTTGGATTTATAGTTGGGGTAGACGGTCTTTCGGAAGTTCACTTGATCTGAGATACACAAAGTGACCTTATGGCTGTTCAGACGCTCTTCAATAAACGCCAAACGGTCTTGGAACATGGCCTTAGCGTCTTTCAGGTCTGTAGTTAACGACCATACATCGTCACCCCAGTCTGTTTCCTCTTCAGCTGCGCTGCATGCTTGGTAAAGTAAGATATCCGCATCAACCAAAATCATGTTCAATCTCCGACATAAAAGCTGCACCCTGGTCGTTGACCATCCAGGTGTTACCCCAGACGCCTAAGACGATCTCAGTTGTGATAAGGCCCTCAGTGGCACATATAGCGACCACCTCTGCGTTATCCCTTGCGAACTTAGATTTACATTTGAAGCCCTTGTGCCAGGCTTCCCTGCACACTTGGTACATCTTCATTAGGCCCTCTTCGGCACTGCCATCAGAGCCAGGATCAATGGGTATCTGCCCAAGTTCCCCCGATGGTTGCATCGGCCCCGACTGGGATGCGGAATCCAAAGCTTTCTCCAGCTTTTTCCGCGCTTCTTCTAGCGATATCACAGACATCCTGTTCGCTTCCTTTCTTGACTGAGATTTGGAGT